TAAACTAGTATACTTTGATGTATTAATTAATACACAGTTATATGTTGTTCCAATGAGCTACTCTCCAGAAAAAGGAACAGTAATAGTATCACATAGAAAATATTTACAGGCGTTGATTCCAGGTGCAGTTGAGAACCTTATAAACAATTATGGAGAAATGAAAGAAGGAGTGGTTACAGGTTCTACTAAATATGGTGTGTTTGTTGGGTTTGACAATTGTTTAACAGGAATGATATACACAAACGACTTAAATCCAGAAATGGCTAAAAAACAACAAAATAGAGAAATTAACCCAGGCGATATTATTGAGTTCAGAGTAAAAGAAGTAATTAGTGATACTAAAATCATGCTTACTCAACTTGAACATGTTGAAATAATAGACCCATGGGCTGATGTTATTACAAGGTATACTGCATTTCCAGTAGAGGTAAGAGGAACTATTAAATCCATTAAAGAATACGGGGTATTTGTAGATATTGGAGCAGGCATTATTGGATTACTTCATGTATCGGAATTGCCAGACGAAATTAAAATAGATTCTCTAGTGAATGGTGATAACATAACAGTTCAAATTACGCGTATAGATGTTTCCACTAGAAAGGTGTTCTTGAAACTATAAAAAATGTTAATAACTTTTTGAAAATATTAGAGCCCATATTTTTTTATATGGGCTTTTTTGTTTATATTTACATATAATTAACAGATAAATAAAACATGGGTAATTTAAAGACATATCAGCATTTTATCAATGAATCGAATAGCGGCAGAATAATTAACGTTATTTTAGACACATTGGAACCATCAATCTTAGATTTAGTTAATAAAACTGAAGCATACTACTTGGAGAAATCCGACATGGTATTTACATCTTATGACAGGGAATTAACTAGATTAAACATAATCTTTGACATGGTTAAATCTATAGAAAAATATACATTGCCCTCAGATTCACTCATATCAATAAGCGCAAGCCATTCTAGAAAAGGCAATTTAGAAATATCTGCACAGATTCAAAGGGATGGTATTGCATATAGTTTGAGTACCGAGGTTATTATCGCCGGAGGTTTTAATATTCAGATCGCACATTACAGATATATCACTTCAACAGATTTACCGATCACTGGCCAAACCGCTGATACTAAAGAATATGGAGATAAAATTAAGAAGCTAACAAAACTTGAAAAATTAAATAAAGAAGTAGAAATTAATAATAGACAAATAGAGAAAAACCTGGAAATAATATCTATAAATTCTAAATTTAATGATGAAGAAATTTGGCAAAAATATTTAGAAGGAGATGGTTCTTTAAAAAACAAACCACACTCAGAGTGGCCTACATGGGATGTAATATTGGGTAGAGGCGCTGCAGGAAATTATAATGACGATGAGAATTTCTTTAATGCAGAACGTGAAAAGTCAAAACAATACAATATATCTCATTGGAAATATATGAATATTAAAAGTTTGCAACAATGGATTGATGTTATTTCTAAAAATAATGCTAAAATTCAAAATAAAATAGAGCAAGCTATCAATAGCATCTAATACTGATAATTTTTAGAGGATATATATTTAAAATATATTTTCGGGATAAAATCAATGAATCATATTAATTCAGTACACATTCTTCAAAATGCCCTTTGCGGGGTTGAATTCGAATTTTTCTCAAATTTCAGTGCAGATGAGACTGCAAAAAAACTAGCGGTTCTGCTTGGCAAAACAATTCATGTTGAAACTAAAGCACATAGTGACTTTGAAGTAACACAGGACTCGTTTAAAATAGAGCCAGACATGTCTGGAGGCGCAAAACTGCTAGAACTTGTAACTGGCGCTCTTCCATATAATGCAGCGCGACTAATGATTATTAATGTATGTCAGTGGATAGAAGAAAATGGATCTACGAATGATAGAACATCAATTCACTTAAACCTTTCTTTTGACAAATCTAAGATTGATAATAAATACAGAATCTCTAAAATGAATGTTCTTAAATTCATTTTAGATTTTAATGAAGAACAAGTGTTTAAGTTTTTTCCAAAAAGAGAAAATTCTGCATACGCTAAATCTATTAAGTTTATTATACCAAAAGAAGATACTTACTTTTTTGATGGTAATCATATAAACCAACAAAACTTTACATATCCTGACTCTAAGTATTACGGCGTTAATTTTGACAAGAGACATAAAAATTATCTTGAATTTAGGTATATAGGAGGATCCGATTGGCATAAGAAGACATCAACTATATTGTACCTTCTAGACCAATTTCTATTGCAAATATGGAATTCATCAGAAAATAATGAGTTTAACACTTTAAATTCAATTGAACTTAAAAGGATAGTTGCTGAAAATAAACGTATTATTGATGCTAGAAAGGATTGGAAGACAATTAAAGATAATTGGAAGGATGTTAAGTTTACTGTTGATTTAAAAGAAGATCCAAGGATTGTAGATCTTTATTGGCCAAGTGTTAAACATGCGGTTATTAGATTATTCACATTTGGAGATCTTTCAAAGGGACATATTAACTATGACTCAGATTCAGGTAAAATACAGGTTAATGGCGGTAGACTTGAATACTGTGTTGATTTAGTAGGATATGAATTTATTAATTGTTTTTTAACAGGAGAATTCAAGAATTGCGATATATATTCATGCGATGTTAATGGCTCTGATATTCACTATTGTAATTTTTACAAAGGTACTCAAATAAACTCTTCAAAGCTAGATGGGTCATATGTACATGGAACGTGTGTCGCTACTGACTGTTATGTATATGGTAAGGGTACATTTAAAGGAACTATGAATGGTGGCATATTTAGAGAAGGTATGTATGATAAAAAATTAGCTAAATTTAATAATGTTGAAATTGTTAAATCTAAAGCAATATAAAAATAAAATAAAGAAATGGGAAGTATATTAGTAGGAGGTTCTGATAATCAGCAAGATCCCGGATGGGATGCTGAATGTTTTAACATATTTGTAAACGATTTAGCGGATGATATTACTGGCTCATGTATGATACCTATGAATCTCCCAAGAAAGGAGGTTCAAAATATAGTAAAACGTGCGAAGCAATGGTTTTATAAAAACTATGAATATTCTGTTAAAGAAAACTTCATGGTTATACCTAAGGAAATGTTTCATTCGGATCACTTTAAGGCTAAACGTTCATTTACACTTCCTAAAATGAATACGGTGACTGGTGGAGGTGAAGTATGGTCAGTATATGGAGTATTTGAAACTGGTGGTGGTTCTGGAGGAGGCTTAGATATTAAATTTGCACAAGGAGATTTTTCAATAGAAAGAATGTTTGCTGGTGGAATTTCAGGGGGGTCCGCTATTGTAAACGCAGCAGAAAACTTAGAATATTACATAGTAAATCAAAGTTTCTTTGATATGGCTAGACAAATATTTCAAAACCCTTATAGTTTTCATTATAGTCAACTAACACATGAACTCAAGTTCACAGGAGAAACTCCTAAAAGAGACGTAGTTTTAAATATATATGAAACTATTCCAGAATGCGCGTTGTTTCAAGATGAGGCGTTTTTTAGATATTGTTCTGCTAAGATTAAAATATCATTAGGGCAAAAACTAGGGATATTTGGATTTACACTTCCTGGAAACATTCAAATTAATCCTGATTTAATCAAAGGATTGGGTGAAGAAGAATTAAGCAGTTTGATTGAGGAAATCAAAGGAGATGAGGGTGTCGACTGGATGTTCCATTCCTCATAAAAATAGAGATAGATAGTTTATGGAACTGTATATAAAAGCAATAGGTGATCCAAACTTTGATCCAGATCAGTTGCAGGTTGATGAAGATATTGCCTTAATTTTAACACAAATTGAGAATTTATTGTTCACTGTAAAGGGAGATGTCATGGGAGAGCCTGAATTTGGACTCAATCTTGAGGATTATGTATATTCGTTTATGTATAATGACACAATGCTACAGGGGGTAGTGAAAGAAGCAATTAGTAGATGGATTCCACTCTCTGCTAAAATACCAGTCAATGTCACTGTGGAATTTGCATCATTTACCGATAAGAACGTGGTTTTTATAGATATTATAGTTGACTACCGATATGGGATTACCATATCAATTTAAAAAAAATAAAGAGATGGCAGAATTAAAATTTTTATCAAAAGCTAGAATTAAAGCTAGTGAGATGATCTTCGACACGAGGACGTATATTTCAAGAGTATATGGACGTGGGGGTGACTTATTTACAACAGCATCGCCGTTTTCCCAAATACTTGAAGTGCTTACAGAACTTACGCAATTTGTATTTCTTTATATTGAAGATGCATTGGTTGAACAAAATATTCTAACTGCACAAAATCATGCATCCATATATGGCCTTGCGAGACTTGCTGGACATGACGCATTCAGAGGAACATCGGCAGTTGGAGAGATAAGAATAAGATTAAGCACCATTGCATTTAACGAGATATCAGGGGATGCCATTAACATTCCAGCAAATACTATAATAAAGGCCACCAAAAATGGATTGACATATGTCTTAAAAACAAACAACGATCAATTTAGAATAGAAACAAACAATCCTGAATATATCTATATACCAGTTATTCAAGGTAAACTTGAAAAGCAAAATCTTACCGGAACTGGAAATAAATTGCAATCATTTAATGTGATAATCAAAAAGAATACAGATCATCATTCGGTTAGGGTAAGTGTAAACAGTGAATTGTGGACAAAATATGATTCTCTTTATGATATGAAGGTAGGGACAAAGGGGTATATCGTTAAAACTGGAATAACAGGAGGACTTGATATTTATTTCGGAAATGGTTCATTTGGTTTAATTCCACCAGCTGGCTCTTCAATTGGTGTTGAATACATCATAACGGATGGAACAAAGGGAAATTTAACAGGTTCAAAGGATCTTAATTTTAAATTTGAAAATGAAGGATTTGATTCTCTTGGAAACTCATATAACTTAAATAAAATATTAGAATCTTCGTTTACAGTTGCTCCGACTATGGGGTCTGACCCGGAAAGTATAGACCTTACTAAATTAATAGCGCCTTTACAATCACATTCATTTGTATTGGCAACTCCTAATAACTATGAGCATTTCCTATCTCGATATGGCATGTTTTCATATCTTGATGCATATAATACAACAGAAGATGGTTATATTGATGATGATAATGTTATTTATTTGTTCATGCTTCCTGACACTGCACGAAAACTTACATCGAATACTGATTATTTTAGTCTACATCAAGAGGAATTCTTTTTCTCTGAAGATGAAAAGAATGGAATTCTTAGAACCTTAGAAAATTCAGGTCAGCAGATGGTAACCACTGAAGTTAAAATAGTAGAGCCTAAAATCCAATATTTTAGAATGGATATTAAAGTAAGATATTTTGAAGGATTTAATAAAACTAATTTGTTCACTGAGATTCGTTCAAAGATTTCACAATACTTAATAAATATTACTAGAAGAGATCGTTTGCCTAAGTCTGATATTATTGCAATATTGGAAGGCGTTGAAGGAATCGACTCTGTAAATGTTAGATTTGTTTCTGAAAAGGAAGAAACTGCAAGAAGACTCGGGTATTATGTTAGTGAAACAGTAACAGTGACTCCATCTACGCCAGTCCTCGAAGATATTGGAAATGGCAAACAGCATTATGTTTTCTTTAAAAGAAATGTTACCAAGTCCCATATTAATTTTGAACCAGGAGCAGCACTTCCGGAAAATATAATAAGTCTAGACTCATTTGGAGATATTATATTAGAGAAGGAAGAGGTTGCATTATTTAGAGGAGGATGGGCCGATAGAGATAATATAAACGTACCTGACGCTGTTAAAATGGGGGAGATGGCAGCGTTATCAATTTATTTTGATGAGCCGGCTGTTCCAAATACAGTGTTTAGTATAATACAAGCTCAAAATAGAAAATCGATATAATGAACATTTTTAGTAATATATTAAAAGTACGAAAAGTAAAAAGCTACGATACAAGGCTTTCAATAATGGACCAAAGACTGCATGAAGGAAATGATTATCGTGCAAATATTCTAAGTGGTTCAATTTCAAAGTACATTCAGCGCAATGATACAATGAATGATTTTATTACCATGATTCAACACGTTGTGGCAGATTGGGTGGATTCGGTAACATATTTAAAAATGTACAAATCATATACTGTCAGAAGAAACGACAAAAAAATTAAATAAAAATGGCATATCCAAATTTAAGGTTTTTTGACAGTGAGTCAAACGACTTAAACTTATTATATAATTCCGATACTAATATATGGGAGGGTGTGTGTTATTTACCAATAGTTTCAACAGGTCTATATGAAACATTAACGATTTATATTTTAGAACAAGTGCAAGGTTTATTGGGTAACGACCAGTATATTACTCCAATTGCTACAATGTTAGGAGAAACGCAATTCAAATTCAAATTCTTCAATGGATATGAATTCAGCAAAGATATTTTCATGTATAGCGCTTCCAATAATAATGGAAGACTTGAAATTACAAAAGATAATATTCAAGTGCATCCAATATTACCACCAGATCCTGCATATTTTGAAGGTGAAGTTAATGGAATAAAAAAGATTAAAACTAATATGTCGATGATTCCAATTAAATGCAACATTGCATTAATGAGTCATGACGATAATTATCATACAGGGATTTTAGATATATTCGAAGTTAATAATGGTAATGAAATACTTATAGCCAGTATCAGAATATATGGTGAAACTGAGTCTGAGGATGAAAGACTTACGGTTTTACTTTCTAATATTGGGATGTCCATGTCAGAGGATGAATATATGATACTTAAAGATTCCAATATTATGGAGTTTGCACCGGACTGGATATTGATGAATCAAAAAAGAAAGGAGTTGCTTCTACAAGCATCAGAAATAAAACCATTTATTGGAACATATAAGGCGCTTTTAAATGCTATTGATTTTTATGGTTATAATAATTTGACGTTAAAGGAATATTGGTTAAATATTAATGAGCAATCTGAAAACTTTGGAAAATTATTAGCAGTTGCGATTCCAAACCAAGATACGGTTGGATTTCTAGCAAATAAAAATAATAATAACGAATTACCGAATTCAAATATAAAAAAGACCAGTAGATTTTCTATTGTTTATAGATTAAATGAGGCGGATGGCGGAGTAGACTCTTGGGACATCCCTACAGTAAAAGAGTCATCTGACTATAGCCCTGATGAAGTTATTATAAAACTATATGGACTTAAGAAAAAACTACAATCAACATATTTGCCGCTTAATGCCAAAATTGTTGATATTACAGGAGAAGGTGATTATTTTTCACAATTCAACATGAAGGTTTGGAATAATCAACATATCATTAAAGACCAAACTGCTGGTTCCAATGTGGATTTCAGTAGATACCCGATTGAAAAGCAGTTATATATTGAAGATCTTAGAAAGGTTGACTATAGATTAACAGGACGCTCTCAAAATTTCGCAAATCTTTCAGATACTGAACGCGAAGAAATATCTAGTTCGATTATAAATTTTTATGATTCATATTATAACACAGAATTATCAAGTTTCAATACTCTAAGAGGTATACCTATAGGATGCCCTATTGTATTAAATGCAAAGTCATTTATTGATACATGGGATGATGCGGAATTTACATTCATAGATGGTGAATCCACTGGAAATCACATGTTGGAATGGGATAATTGGTGGAAGCAGGGAATCTATGAGATGGAGTGGATTGTTAAAGGACCTAGAGATTACTTCAAATCATTTAGAGGAAACGTTGGATATTGGGCTGAGCCTACAACTGGAAACCAAATATGGCATCCAGGATACCAACAATTCCCAATAGTATTACCATATAGCGGAGTATACTCAGTAGAACTTGCGGTTTATGACTTATACAACGTGAGAAGTTATTATAGAATACCAAACTATTTTGAAGTAAAAAATAAAAATGTTGAAGTATATGGATTATTACAAAAAATGTCTCCTAAATTAAGTTGGAACGAATACACGTATAGTTATGACGTATCAGGCAGTGAATGGGAGTGGTCAAGAGAAAACATCGCGACTATTGATAGTATTATTGCAACGTATTATTTGACACTAGATAGGGCAAACTATGTGCATGACGATGTGGATAGCCCTGAATTTTCTACAGTAAGAAGATATTTAGATTCTGCGTCTCCATTCGGATTTTCAGAGACTCCTGGACCATATCAATGGAAGGAGTTGCGAAATCATGTATGGGATGATGGGACTGAAGTTAATTGGAATATGATGCGAGTAGGTGGAGATATACATTCATCGTTTAAAATGGATTTAAGACAAGATACCGGTCATGTGAATGGTCATGTTTTAGAAATAGAACAAATAGATCCTAATACAAACTTAGAAATAGTTGACACATATATCATTCAATCTACATATCCAATTAACAAATATGATATTCAAGGGTGGACATTAATTGCAGAGGAACTTTCTTCGTTAGATCCAAATGCTCACCCTTTATTGTCTAAATTTAATTACAATCCAATATTGGTAGATTCTGATAATAATGAATCAACAGGGACTGGCCCTATTGGAGAAGATATGTGCGAATATATCCTAGTAGTGGCTGAATCACCATCAAGAACGCATGACTATTCTAGTGTTAAATTCGATAGTGTTTTAGGAGGAACTATATTACAAGATTCAGAAATTCACTTTACAATATATAATCCAAGCTTTCATGATATACATGTAATTGACACACATATAGAAGTCCACATGTTGAACCATGTGACTTTCTCATATGATATATCGAATATGCCTGGAATCATCGGATGTAAATGGACTCTTAAAAATAATAGTAAAAAAATAGATGATATATATTCAAATAACACGTGGCTAACCTATTTATTTAAGCACAAAGGAGACTATACAATTGAATTGGAGTTAACTGATGTTAATGGAAATAGAAATAAAATAAATAAAAATATATTAAAAATCGTTTAACATGGCAAATATAACAAACATCTTTGGGACAGACTCGGTTTCATCATCAAGAATTGTACTAAACTCTAATTTTAAATCTATTAAAGATGAATTAGATGACATTTCAAATTTATTAGATTTTGAAAATGAAACTTTAACATTAACAGGTTCAATTAAAGGAGGAGCATTAGATATATTGCCAACTGGTGGTAGTGTATCGGCGTTCAAGGTTACTGATACAGAAGTTGTCACTAATGTTCCAGCAGAATTCAATTTTGATGTGACATTAAATGGAAGTTTAAAACACTCAGTATCAAGTGGAGTTACATCTCTACCTTCTGGTGTAAATATGTATGATAAAACAACATATATTTTAGATGCTGCTCCGCCTATAACTAATTTAATACTAAGCGACGCAGAGGACGGACAGGAAATTACTTTAATTGCGAATGCTGGTAGTATTACATTTGATGTTAATAATATAATAGGTGCTACTTCGATTGTACTTAATGATGGTGGATCAATAACTTTAAGATTTGTTGATGAAACATCAACATTCTATATAATATGTTCAAATAACGCAAGCATATCGCAATTATAGTTCACTAATAAAAATAAATAGCTTAAATGGCAACACCATTAATAAGGATTCCACAGGAACAAGGCGGGACTATGTATGCATTCTCTGGAGCTGCTAGAGATTTGACGCGTGCATATTACAACCCTGACATCAATTTCGAATATTCTAAGTTTGCACTTTTGGATATTCCTGTAGTGTCCACTCCTTCAAATGGGGAAAACTATATTCAATTTGAAAATTTACATAAAAGAAGTGGTTCGCCATATATGGCACATGGAGATGCTAATGTTGATTTTGCACAAACATTTCAAAATTACGCCCTTAACTTTGAAAACTTTATTTTAACAGATGATGATTTTGATGAATCAATATATACATCAGATGCTGAAAAAATATTCTTTAAGTGGCTGCACCATATCGGTGCATTTAAAGTTAAGAACGCTAACACACAACAATCAGTTGCAGGAAGTTCAAGAGTAGTAGAAGACGAAGACACTACTGATTCTGGAAACAACTATTCTAGAGTCGTTAAGTATATTGGAAATATCGACGTGTCTAATGATAAAAATTATCAGGGAAATACATATAATGAAATATTTGTAAATGTACCATCATCGGTTGGTTATACACCTGACATTTTATTCAAATCAAATAACTTTAATACTACAGCAACGTCATATTTACCTACGGATTACATTAACGGCAGAGTTAATCAAACACACCCTGATTCCTATTTGGATTTAGAATCTTTGGCTGACAATGTTTACGGTTCTATAAGCTTAGACCCAATCGATTTATATAATTATGGTATCGAATGGAACCCTTCAATATATGCTAAAATTGCAACTGATCCGAAACTAAATAATTTATTGGATTATTCTAAGAGAGGAGGAGACTTCAGATTTAACGCCATATTAATATACTATGATTTATATTCAAAATCAAACACCGCTAATAAGTCTACTAATTTATATGGGATATTAATATTAGATAATTTTAAAAATGACCCTAATTCAGAAGGTTCATATATACCAGAATTGACTAAATATAAACCAAATGATGTTACTGGATTAAATGGTAATGCGTTCGCCCTTAAACTAAATGTTAAATTTAACTCATCTCTAGACAATGTAGGAGTAGAGGTAAACATAAATGACTATTCAACATTCTCGATGGACATTTTCTTGAACACAACGACTGCTCTTGAAAATGCTGCAAGGTTATTAGTCGATGCTGCAAACACATATGCAACAATGACCCAGAGGGTTAATGACATAGAGAATCTAATTGCACATCTAAGTGCACAAGGTACTTCAATGGATTTTGCATCTAGAATTAAAGCGTTAGAACTTGATTTAGAAAATGCAGCTTTAAACTATGCAAAATCAACGTCAATATTAGATATGATAACGTCGGTTAATACCAGGTTGAATTTAGTTATATCGGGAGTTATTCCATCGGAAATTCAATATAATACAAACATTATAAAGGCAGGAGTAGGTATGAAGATAGATAAAACCAACAGTAACTTTATAAAAATCATAAACGATAACAATGGATATACATTGAACGATTTGTTCAATTATGATGTCATTGGAGGGGTGAACGGAACCACTGTAAATGCAATAAATCCATTTAACATGTCAACTTCTGCATCGACCGGACTGATAACTCGAGTTAGACCGTTTGATAATTTAATTAGAGTCAACACTAACTCTGGGGTTCTTACAGGTGATTTGAATATATACCTTGACGACAGTATTAATTCTTGGAAGAAAGGTCAAACTATTACGTTTTCTTTTAAGAATACATTGCCATATTTAGGACTAAACAAGATCAATATATACACAGACAAGTCTAATGTTCTTGGATGGATTTTAAAAGCATCTATTGATATTGAAAATATATTAAGTTCTAAACCATACTTTGAATTAATATGTGTTGACGAAATAAATAATACATTTGAACTTGAAATTATAAGATAATATGAGCGCTAGCAATTCAATATCACAGTTACTTGAACAGTTTCTTGAGTTAAACACTAACTCATTAGAAACTGTTAAACGAATTAACGAAGCAATAACCACTGACAAGGAGACTGTTACAATTGACCTTTTTAATAGTAAAACTAACCTAATGGAAACTATTCAGATACCAGCGTTTGGTTATTTGAAGAGAGAGCTCGATCGACTAAATAATAATATCGTGTCAATTAGTGGTTTGGAAGGTTCAAACGCTAATGTAAGATTAAAGGATGGTACTTATAGAACCGTTCATACATCGAGGCTAAAGGGTCCTTCTCCTTCAATAACAACACTGGTGTCTCCGACTATATTTACTACAAAACTAAATGATTTTTTCGAAGAATTTTTAAATCCTCTATTAACAATAAATTTAGATGTTAGTGGACAGATTCCTGTCGAAACTGAGAAGGTATATGTTGAAAGATTTATTTTTAATGAAAATGATGCTGCATCGATTAATTCATTCGATGAAATATATAAAGGTGGAAGTGAGATATCATATTCAGAATTAATGACCGATATTAATGATAATAATTGGCTTTATTATCTAGATTCTCAGGTTGTTGATATGCCGATTAGAAAGATAAAATACAATGGATTCTTCGATGTTATTAAAATTGATAATGTACAGAAGAATATTATAATAGATGGTATTAACCAGGTAAAAGGTGTTAAACTTTTTACACTTAATAAATTGTCATATACTGATTCGACAAAAATACTTAAAGATACGGAATCTCTTAAACTTGGAGATTCATTAATCGTTAACTCTGGCAATTATAGAACACGATATCAGGTTCTTTCGATTGATGGATCTACTACTCAAATTGAGCTTCTATTGTTAGAAGGGTCTGAATCTATAAAAATAGGAGTTGAACAGTTAGGAATTTATAAAGAGGTAGAATCTAATTTAAACGTTGAAATTAATGTCGCATTTAATGAAAGACAAATTGTTTTCATTAAGCCAATAGATCCTAATTCAAAAATACCTGCTGAAAATTATTCACCGGGAGTTGGATTCTATTCTAATGACTTGGAGATAACAGATGTTTCTGGTAATAAAGTGAAGCTTGCTGAATATTACAAAAATGAAGTGGCAGACTTTGGACAATTTATCAAATCACTAAAAGTTGATTATATTCCTCCTTCAGCGGTTGGAATAAAACCATCTGCGCCATTGATTGATATTGTAAATTTCAAAGTAGTGCAAATCAACAGCCATTTAACTGACAATTCTACTACAGAAAAAATAAAACAATTAAAATCTGATAAATTTACAACTGAACAGTCGTTAAATAAAATTGATGAGTCGATAAAACAAAAAAAATCACTGATTAATACTAAGAAATTTACGTCTAGTGCAGAAAAGGATAGTCACAATAACGAATTAATTTCACTAGTGTTGCAACGTGAATCTGAATCTAAATTGTTCACATCAACTGTCAATGAAATTAAAGCAGCAGGCGATTCGTCAAATATTCAATTAGTTTCACCTAAATATAGAGTTAGAGGGTTTTGGTCAGTTCCAAATCCTAAGTCTATTGGAAACCAGGTTTCTCAAGAAGTTATTCAATTTAAGATTAGATACAGATATGTATCAACGTCTGGAAAAACGTCAACAATTGACCAAATCAAATTTATAGATAGTGTAACTGGTACAGAAAAAACTGCAGTATTTTCAAATTGGACTGAATTGTTAGGTCCAATTAGAAAGAGAGAGAAAAACTCTTATGGCAAATTCAATTGGATAATGGAGAGCGAAGAAAATGCAAGTGCAGTAAACTTTAACTCTTTTGAAATATCAATTAATCCTGGAGAAATAGTTGAATTTATGATTAAATCTATTTCTGAAGCTGGATTTCCATCCAATCCTTTAGAATCAGAATGGTCATCAATCCAAAAAATTGAATTTCCACAAGGGCAATTCAATACAGATTCTCTTGGAAATGTTATAAAGGTAAATGAATTAGATTTATTAAAGGTGCAAATAATACAAGACTTAGAGTCTGCCGGCATATATAAACACGTTGGAGAATCATTTGATGTTGGAAATCAAACATTTGCACATAATGCAAATAAAATTGCATCAGGTTTTTTAACAGACATATTGTCTCCAGTTTCGGTGTATGAAAAATTGCTATCACTACAAAATGAAATATTGAGCTTGAGAGCAATTATTGAAGGAACTACTGGAGAATTGCTAGTACGTATAATTGATGAGAATGGAAACATTACACCCGTTACAAATAATACAACAGTTCAATTGTTTGCTGGATATTATATCCAAGAAATTCCAACTACTGGAGGAAAAGGTTACATCGTTACTAAAAACTTTAAATTGGAATTGTCTAATACTAAAGCAACTGATCTTGAATTAATTGCTAGAATAATTGGAGATACAACACAACCAGCCCATGTATCTACTAACAACACTATATTTGGTCTTGGGACTGGAACTGCTAATAACGCGTATGATGGATATTATAGTGAAGAGGCAAGATACGATATGGTTCCTGTCATTTATCAGAATATAAAAGGTTTAGATGAAAGTTATTTTAATAGTGGGCCAGAACAATCAACTCAAGTGAAAGGACAGTTCATATATTCGCGATTTAAGAATATTGCGAATGACGACAACCTGTATATATTCGATGAAAGTGGTTTACTCTCTTCAAATGCAAATGGTGATATAGATCCATCAGTACCAAGTACTCCGAGCTATGATAAATACGAATACGGTTTATCGTACCCAATTTTCGGTGTTACTGAAATAGTAGGATCAGGATCTAAATCATTTTCTGCAGCTACTCAAAATATATTCACGGATGCAAATTCTGGTGAAAATGATTTTATATGGTCTGGTGGGTATACTGGTGTAAATGGTACAAAAACCACTACCACTATTGGTGTTGATATTGACTTCCAATCATATTCAAATGGCATGTATATACATATTGACCATCCTATTATTACTGGATATTCATCGAATGCGGACAATGCTTTATTAAAAATTGCAAGTAATGGATTAGTGGGAATGCCAAAAACTGCTGTAAGAAGATCGACTGATGCTCATGGAAAAAAACAGACCCCTCTACGTATATTAAATACCGTTAATAGCGATAATATAATTGGATTGAGGCAAACTATTAAAAATGGGTTTGCCCCTGAAGACCAGTATTTATTGGGAGGACATTCATGTGGGTCATTTCTATATATATCGCCATTGAACGTTGACTCGTTAATAGTAGACGCATCAAATAAAAACGGTAAGAAAATCATACCAGGTGGAAGCGCTAACTCTATTTCTTTAGACATTGTGTTCCAATATAGAATGACAGATTATTATGGAGCAGGATCCTCTGGAACTGGATTAGTGGGTGGCATTTTAAATAATATATTAACAAACTTAAGTTACGCTAAAAAAATTGGAATTGATATATTAGACTTCGGTAAGAATGATTTTAAATTCGATATAGAAGTACATGCGAAGTATACATCTCAGGGTAAAAACATTAACAACATAACAGGAGCAATGCTATCTAATTATAATTCTAACTTCCTTGGATCACGAGGAAGACGTAGATATTTGTCAGCGGGAAACATTGACTTCTCATTCCCAGAAATAGGACATTTTTAAAATACCTAGGTAATTCTATTAACAGCCGCTTCTATTTTAAGGGATATATAATTAAAATAAAGTCCCTACATGGCTGGAATTAACACCGACATAGAGAATAATTCAATAGACGATAAGTCTTTTGCTATATTAAGAACAAACCCTAAGTTAACAAGCAATATTAAAGTATTGGTTGACTCTATAGGGAATATATTCTTAAGTGCATTTAGAGCTAATAAGGAACTATCAAATATTACATATCAAAAATTCGATATAAAAGAGTCTGGAATATATTCTATTGATATTGCCAACTTTTATAAGGGCATGCCTCTAACACAACGATATGATGTATTGAGAACTATATCAGACTCTACGGTATACTCTGACTATGAATTCCAGTATGAAGATCAATATCAGTATGGCGCAATTCAAAACAATACCAAGTTATATGGTGAGCAGTATAGAATATTTGCTCCAATTTGGATTGAAAAGAAAATACCTACTAAGTTTGTTTTATACAGAATAGAAGGGACCGATTATAAAAATGAATATTTAGAGTCGACTTCGGGACAAAATGATAGGATTTTAGAGCTTCTTAAAAATGCAACTATTATCAAGACGTTTGATTTAAGTAAGTCTTCAAAGATTGGAGAGTATTTAAACAGACATGCGAACGATAAAAGATTTCCTAATTCTGCTTTAACAATAAACTTCAAAGAAGGTTCTCAATCCTTTTTTAATGGAATAGATATTGTAAACGGTGGGTTTGTTAATAGAGCGGAACAGCTTGATACATATTATACTCAAGTGGATTATCCTGAAATTTTTAATAATCAGACTATTACACAGGGGTTCGAGAGAAATGGAATTGTATCTGCTAATATAATTAACTTAGAGTTTTTATTCGATGATAGTACTGCAGACAACTATAAAATTTATAGATACTTTGGGATTTATGTCGATGACATTGATGAGGGTTCATTCAGTGTTAATGGTTTCGATCCAAAAGGAAAATTAAATGTTAACAAAGGTTCATATAAAACATTACATGATACTATGTTATTAACAGATTTCGATCTATTGCCAAATCCAGATCAATTCAGAATTCCATCTTTGCAATATATCAAAGACGTTAACGGAAATTTTTACCATGTAATAAATTCTATAAAAAACATACTATCTTATAAATTCATAATATCACCGAATGAAAGTTCACTGGAATCTTTCGGCGGATTTTCTAAAAATGGTAAGAAATTAGTGGTTGATTATTCTTCTCCGATTCCAAACTATAAGGGATTTATAACAGTTCGTATTAAGGAGGTTCCAGCCCATGGAGACCGTGTATTCATGGGAGATAAAACAGAAATAGAAATATCTCAATATAATTTAGGAGACTATGTTATAATAGCGGATGAAGATATACATGCTGGAAGAGCAATTGGTAACAGGTTCTCGTCAAAGGGTTCTCTTCAGCAAATTGCTATAGCGTTCTCTTCTGCAATCAATAATGGTGATGCCGTTACATATAAAACGCATGTGGTTGATACTTCTATTATAATAGAAGAGCATGTAGATGGTAATAAAAGAAGACATAATGCATTAGGGATTTATAATTCCAATTATGCAGATTTTATAAGCGTTGATAAAGGTGAATTAAATAATATTGGGTTGACGGATGAATACGTCGGCTCTATGTTTCCAGGGAACGACACATTATTTATAGATTGGACTATATATACAACTGTTGGTGGATCTGAGGATGGACATATTCTTCTAATTAAGTCCACAGAGATTGGAAATGTGATAGTTGGAGAATATATTAATAATATTGATTCTAATAAATTTATAAGAATAATAGAAATCGAACGAGACCCGTTTAATATTGAGTATTACAGAGTCATATTTAACTCCAGGCTATATACATTGAATGGCAATCAACGCGAATTCGATATCTACCATGAATATAAAACAATCCATGGGAAATTTTCAGCTTACGACTTTAAAGATTTCGATTTCGACTTTTACTCTACACGAAATTCAAGTTTAGGAGATATGTTATATGATAGTTCTGAAATCGACCTGGCTAAATTTTATGCAGGGCTTAATCCTGTATTAGATGTTGAAAGTATAGAAGAAAACACAAACAGAATTATCTTAAAAAATGAGTATGACAGACTATTAGAAAATAATTTGAAGGAAACTTCCATTATTAGTAGAGTAGTTCCGACCATTTGTAAATTCGAGCTTAAGAATGCATCCAATGCACGTAATCTCCCATATATATTAAATGTAAATGAAGCCTTTGGGGAGGATAATCTTTCCCCTAATATTAATATAAATTCGGGAAGGAATGTTGAACATCTTAATATGGAATATTTTCATATGAATGGGATTCCTATCGAACTAAGAAATGGAAATGCCTCTCGGGATTTCAATAATTATGTAGATTTCGCAGATGACGGAGGAATAACTTTAGTAAAATTGAAGGACATTGGTTTCGATTATTTTGAGTCTCATTTTAACTGGAACGGATATTATGATAATGTCGATAATACTTGGTATGATAATACATATAAAAAACTTTATAGTAAATTCGACAATGGTAATTCAGAGAAGAGTTCATCAACAGTATTTAGAGGTCTTAGATATGTGTTTCAAAAAAGAAAGGAAAACATTAATGTAGTTCCAACTGAATTTATAAAAAATGTCGATATTAGTGATTATAAATTTGGGGTTGTTATGGTTTATAATACAGGCCAGAACCTGGAATCAAATGCAATTGTTATAACTACAGTAAAAAACGATGTATTCAAATTCATATGTGTGCATATAGAATTAAGTGTCGTGCAAAATAACATTAACCAATTGAACCGATATTTAATGTACACGTTAAAAGACATAAAGTTGACTGTTGATGAAGAAGAACATATCATAGATACAAAGGTGCCATTTGACATTGATTTTCAGAGTTCTGGTTTTGATGGAGAACCTGGAAATGAGAACAAAAAGGCAACGCTTAATGCTTCTTCTATTTCAATTTCCGATGGAACTGCTCGTTTTAAAAAACACATTAAGCGCGATGAACTTGGAAACTATTCATGGATATATTTTAAAATATTAGGTGGAGACGTGTATGCAGTAAAAGTTATAGACGTGGTTAGTGACGAATCAATCATAGTAAATGGCTGGCCATATAAATTTAATGTAGTAAGCGGACGAGAAGACAGTTCAGGAGATAGATTAAACCCTAATCAATTCTCTTTAATTACATCAGATGTAGGTGAAACCTTTAAGTATAAATATTTAAAAGGAGGAGTAAATGAATTTGCCAATTTATTAAACGAAATTAGTGCATACCAGTTTGCTAGTAAGTTCAATACCTTTAATTCTATTAATTATATAACAATAGGCGTTGATAATTCCATCTCAAATAATGATTTTTCTCTTTCGATAGAATCAGGAGTTGAAATTATAAAACCATCTTTGATTATAGCTAAACCAGACCCTGACCGACCAAAGGCATATCAATTGACGCCAGGAGAAGTTGGAAGCATTATTGATGATAGAGCTGACGGTGGTTATGTTTCAATTATTAGGAGAATGAATGGAGATTATAATCCACTTTTTAATAATATTGTTTCTTTCTCTGATTTTTATTCATCGGGAAGAGTCATTGATATTAATTCAATAGATTATAAATTAATATCTTATAAAAAATTTAATGGTCTGGGACTTGCATTTGATTCATTTAAAGAAAACAAGGATGATTATGGATTTATTAATAACTACTTTTATCATAAAGTAAACGAACAAGATTCTAAAAATATATTGAAACTTTCTCTGACTTCAGACAAGCTTCCATTATATCCATTGATTGGGGAGATTGCTATTGACAAAAAGGACTTGAATATATTCAAGTCAAAGTATTCTAAAGATCATTTTACTAAAGCAATTTCAGGTGGAAGTTCAACTATAGCTAATGGAACACTAAGCCCTGTTGAAAAGAAATCGTTTATGGCTTCAACAATTATGAAGGTTAGAGATACATATGACATTACTAAATTCACAAATACAGGAGAGAGCACTATTGAAGCTCTTGATAAAATAAGATTAGTTCAAGCTAATGTAAATTCTATACATTGGTACGAAGATGCGTCTCAAGTTGTAGCCGACATATATTTATCGACAGCAATACTTGACGAATTAATAGAGGATGGAATTGAAACATATTTTGGGAGATACATCAATGCTGCTAATTCACATGGCGACCAAAATTCGATTAAGGACGATCTAGTACTATATGCAAAATCAAACATATATCCTAGATTTATTATTGATTCTATTAATATATATGGAATTGAAGGAAAAGGTTTAATTACAAATTTTATTTCTGTTGGAGATGTTTCACAATTAACTTTAAATGGTTACAACGAACTTACAAATTTTAATATTCAAAGGTATCAGAATGATGGATTAAGTTTTAGATTAATATATAATAAAAAACTTGAATATTCATATAATTTCAAGATACATATCAAATTACAAGCATAATGGATATCAACTTAAAAGGGATTTTTATAACGGACCTGGATGTAAACAACAACACTTGGTGGTCAACCGACAAGATCGATAAGATTAATAACAACTTTTATCAGCTGGCCATGGGAGGTATGCCAGGACCTCCTGGATATACTGGAGATGATGGTTTCTTTGGATCACCTGGCTCTTCTGGTTCTGGTGGAATACAAGGGCTGCAGGGAATCAGGGGTAATAAAGGTATTTCTGGTGTAAACGAATGGTTGAATATAGCTGCGGATGCTTCTAATTATTTATATCTTAGAAAAAATAGTATAAGCGACGTAGAAACATGGCCAACATCTATGCGAATTGGTTTTTTAAGTGGTTCAGAAGTTTATAATATACCGTCATATTGGAGTGACTTACCAGTTCAAATTATTAACATTGAACCATTAGGAGAGGGAGACGTTACTAAAACGTCGCATTTACGTCTAGATAATAGAGGAATCAGTGATGAAAATGAGGGTTTCGATTTAAGATTAGAAGGTATTGAAGGTAATGAAATTCATATTGTTCCATCATTGCCATTTAATCAACAAAACAGTGAGTATACATTGCAGTGGGTTTCTAAGAACACCGTATTTAGAACTGGAGATATAGATGCACTTAGTATTAATGCTGATTTAATTAAAGTTGGAGATCCGACAATACCAGTAGTACATTTAAGTAATAATGAGTCTAATGCTGGGTTTAGATATAATGTAGAATCAAATGTTGGAGATATTTTAGTTTCAAATGGAGTGGCTGGACATGTCGAATGGAAAAACAAAATAGATATTTCAACTGCATTTCCTATAGGTTCTATTGTTTCTATTTCTGAAAATGATTTTATTAATAGTTTTTCTCTAGACCAGGTTGGTTTAATTCAAGTAGGATTGCCAATATTGAACAATATATATGGCAGAGGTAAAGTCAATACCATGTTCGCAGGATGGTACCTATGTAATGGTGAAACATGGGAAACAACAGAAGGTACTAATAGAACAAAAACGCCAAACTTAAATAGGTTTAATTATGATATAGGATCTAATGGAGGTTCTCAAATACATGTAGAGACTGAAAATAATAACCATGCCATTATAGGTGGATATAATTTGTCTATGAACGCGTTAGTTACTCCAGAAGGATCATATAATATAGAATTTAATAATGAGTTCTTAGATAATAATCACGATTTTGATGGAGATTTATTAACATCGGATTCGTTTGTTCCACCTGCAACACATTATATTAGCAAGATGGTTCATATCGTATATTTAGATGATGAAAATTTAAAGTGGTCAAATAATGAAGTAATTGTACCATTGATACCTACCATACCAATATTATTAACAACAAATCTTTCAACTTCATCTTTAACGTGTAGTTCACAGGCGAATATTACATATTCATGGACTAATTTACATGGAAGTGGTGAATGGAATGTTTTTAATATATTAACAGATTTACACAAACTATTTATATTTGGAACTAATACATATGCTCCAATCGGATGGTATAAAAATACTGCAGGTTACCCTATATATTGGAATGGTACTGCGTTTAGCCAAAGAGGAGTGCGATGTGTTATAGACTTAGTGTTTGACTCATATGTTGAAAATTTGAATTTTCCAGATGACCTGGTATCAAATGTAATGAACATTACGACTGGATCAACATTTCAAACAACGTCTATACTTCGATATAATGCCACTGGTCTAAATGCCGCCGCTGGATGGTATAGGGATATGTTAACAGGGGTTCGAAGATACTGGGATGGTGTGTCCTTTGTAGGAGTATCTTTTTCGTTAAATTATGTATTTAGAGTTACATTAGATAACTTAAATGTGAGTAATCCCGAGTACTCTAGTGATTCACAACCGGTTGAAATAATAGACGAAGGAACTATTTACTCTGGATGTATTATTAATAGAACATCACATATCACTTATATTGAAACTGCTGATATTGCATTTCCTACAACATCAGGAGGTGGACCCTCTCTCACTAATTTAGACTATATAAAAATTTATAACCATATTCTTTATGTTGCAATATCATGGGTTAACCCTGATGGGTATTCGCCTCCACTTATTAACATAAAAGATCAGTTTATACCTTCTTCTAGTTCAATACGATATAATTCAGTGGTCATGGGAACTGATAATACTTACGGTACAATAATAGTGGCATCGAATAGAACTGGACGTGTTGATAATATATCCACATGCTAATATAAATATATAATAAAAATGGCAATTAATCTTAAACACATAAATGTTACTGACAGTGATACTGTAAAACTCGATAAAGTAAATTATAACTTTGATCAGATTGTTTCTAATGGTGGAGGTCCTCAAGGTTCTCCAGGAAACAATGGAGAACCTGGACCACAAGGAACACAAGGTCCCATAGGGATACCTGGAATTATTGGATTAACAGGAGAACAAGGAGAACCAGGGGATACTGAACCTAGTCACTGGATTATAGCGAATGGAAGCTTAGGAGGATTAAGCGGGAATACTTTATTTCCGAGACATATTTCGGGAAATGCCCCCGTTATTAGTATTGGGTTTATTTCAACTGATGACAGTGTATATGGAATTCCTGTACCATTATCAGATGTTGACAATTTATCTCCATATCAATGGATCATTAATAGGAAAAACAATTTTAGATCTAATTTAAGATTTACAACTACAGATGTATTAGATAATGGGTTTGACTTTATAATGACAAATGTAGTAGGCGGTTCTCATGTTTTTTCAATGGAATTCGTTAACCCTGTAAATTCAAGTTTTATTACTAAAGCCACTCGACATTTGTTTAAATCTAATATATCGGGTGATTCACTATTTACAATAGAAGATAGCGGTGTTATATTTAATGTAAACACTGAATTTAATTCTCCTGTAATTGTTAATGAACAATTGATTATCCATAATGCAGGAGCCGATATTAATAAGATAGCGGTTGCCTTAGATGCAACTGGATTAGTAGGATTTAAAACACTAAATGAAATAGGAGGAGCTACTATTGCACATGGAACTATTATTTCAATGCTTCCATCTATATTCGGAGACAATTCTAATTTTATAAACTCACAGATAATAGAAACAGCAGGTGACCCTGATTCTCCAATAGAAATACGAATTGGCGCAGGAATTGGAAATTATTTAGGGTGGTATATATGTAATGGTAAGGATTGGAAAAATATGTCTAGTTCGAACCAAACGGAGGACTTGAATTCATTCTCATATTTAATAGAAGACAATCCAATATCTACAGAGTTAACAAGCCAAGGTTTTGTTGAAATTGACAACGATACTATAAATATAATAGGTGGATCTGACATTGATATGGCAGCATTTCCTGAAGTTGGAGGGGTATATAACATAACATCAACCATCACAACATCAGATATTAATATAGTGGGAGGAAGCATTGGAACATCTTTTCAAATAAAAAGACTACCTCAAATTATCTATTTGGGATATGCTGATTTATATTGGACTGACTTAGGAACAGGACAATCCACGCCATAAATAATTAATATAATTAAATCAATTTTTATCATGATACATATTTTAAAATATATACCAACAACTCGCAGTACTCTTTCATTCATAATTGGAGGTGTATTAATATTATTGCTATTGATGCAATGTAACAAAAACGAAACACTAAAACGCGAGATATCTAACAACAATATAATATCTACTAGAAACATTAATAATATCAATGCATCGAAAGATACTATTAGGTTCGAAAGAAATAAAAACGGAGTACTAGTAGCTAAAAAATTATCATATGAATATGACATTAGAACTTTAACTGAAACGAATAAAAAAGTTATTAAAGATTATGTAAATTCTTTAAATCTCAATACAAATCTTAAGGGCATTAATTCCCTACTATCAGCAGAACTTCGAATAAAAGATTCTATTATTAATTCAGGCGGAATTGTTGTGAATCATACCGATTCAACCGCAACTCTTACATTTAATGATGAGAAAAAATGGGATAGATATAATTGGAGGAAGTTTAATGGAACTGTTGATATTTTAAGAAATACAAATAATAATGAAATCAGAATAGTTAAAAGTAAATTTAATTTCGAACAAGGAATACAGCTTAAAGCTGCAATCGTTGATGATGATGGATTTAAAAAATTAAAAATAACGACGCCATATCCTGGAGTTGAATTTACAAACATAGAAAATATCAATTTAGTTAACGATAAATTAAATCAAGCATACAAAAAGAAAGCAGGTTGGTCATTAGGAATGGGAATTGGTTATGGAATAAACTTAAACAATCAACAAATTATAAGTGTAGGTCCTTCTATTAATATAGGACTTATATGGTCTCCTAAATGGCTTAGATTTTAAAAAATTAGAAAAAGAATGGCAAAATCATCAAGATTCATAAGAATCGACGACGACGTATTATTAGAATTTATTTATCATGATCAGTCTAATCCTGAATTAGTTAAAATTGAAAATGACAACAATGGGAGTCAACTTAAATATTTAAACACAGTTGCAGATGATGATAGTGCTTCTAGATTTTTAATTCATGAATTAGGAGATAATGTTGTAGAATTCAATGTTACCATTTCAAATGGATATGTTGTTATCAATGGATTTGCTAGTAGATTATTATTACTAAGAAATGGAAATACTTACAAATTTGATTTAAGTGACTTAGTTATTAATGACATTAATTTAGACCTTGCTGGATTTAATATACCAAATGGAACTGGAAATCTGGAGGGTACCATTTATACATATAATCCATTGACTAATGGCAAATTTACATATGAGTATACGAACACATTAGGTGTTTCATTTATAGGCGGTGAGATTGAAGTTTCAAACAGAGCAAGCTCCTTATATTCAGTTCCTGACTCTCAAACTGGAAATGACATAAAAACTGCACCAGGTGAATCTGGCAGGTATTATGCAATACCAACAACAGTCCCTGGTACTATGGCAATTTTAAATAATACATTAAATTATTTAGATTCTGAAGAGTGGGACGGAACCAGTTCAGTAATAGCAGTCGTTCCTGTTCCTACCAATATAGTCAATGCAGTATTCTATGACACCATACGATTACATCTAAGAACAGGATATTCGTTTAAAGGTAGAAATTACGATGGCTTTCTTTTTCAAACTAAAGTAAAGAGAAATTCAGGAGTTTATAATTACTTCAATTCAACTGTATATTTAAACCATTCAAGTTTTGAAACACAAAACCCAGTACCATTCATTTTGGGAGAATCCTCTTACTCTAAATACATTGAAATAAAAGTACCTTCATTGGTTGACATGTTTTCTGAAGAAAGAAATATGGATTTTAAAAATACATTCTTTGGAGTAACTAGCTTAAACCCTTCAAACCCTGATGATATACCAACAAGTGCTAATTATGAGTTCGATTTCAAGTTAATCAGTAGCGTTATAAATATAGGTGGATATGATTATATAAATCTAGTAGAAGGAAAATCACTAACATTTTCACAAGAAGATGAATTCGTCGATATCGCGGTTAATGTGGAGCATGCAACCGACGGGGATTACTTTAAGATATATGGAACAAAAGATGGATCTAGAGCTGGATTTGAAAATTATATAGTTAGTAGAATCTCAACATCTAGCGATGATATTACTTTATTTTATGAGGTTCAAGTTGCAGAACAATTGGGACTTAATTATATTAGCACATTCAATAATACATTTACCCAAACGTCAAATTACGATGAGGCAATTGTATTCAGGCCAGTTATTATGAACTCATCAATTTCGAGTAACTTCTTACTTACTGTTAATCTTAGAATATACAATGAAACTGATAATACTCAAATAATAAAAACTGCATCCTTGATTTATACTCAACCTAAGAAATATGGGAAGAAATTATTAAAATTAAACTTAAATTCTAGATTTGCTCCGACTGTTGTTTATAACACCTTGCCAAATACTAGTATTAATAGAGAATTAAATCAGTTTGTAAATTCAATTAGACCTACTGTTGGAGAAACAAAATATGTTCAGGTTGCTTTAGACACATATAGAATAATGGCTGGAAATACATCAGTCACTACAAGTGGATCTGAAGTAAATGACATTACGTCCATGGATTACAAAAATGAAGGAGAAGGAACGATATTACTATCTAAGGTTTCAGACAATTACATTAAATTTAAAATCGCTCAACCATCTGGAGATTCAATGAAGAGCATAAGCCTTGTTAACGTCGATGATTTAGTTCTTATTATTAAGAGTGGTAACATCGAACAACGTGTATCTCATGACCCTAGCTTTCCGGGAGTTGATTTAGGAGGTGGAGAAGTTTTCTTTAAGGTTCCAAAATCCGTAGCAGTTAGATTTGATCAAAGCGATACTAACTTAAATGCTGATAGATTTTATATTAACATCAAAAATGGAAGTACCGAATCTCTATTGTACTACGGAAATGTAAACATTATTTAAAATGATTTTAAACAGCAGAAACAACTTATTTAATTTTAAGTTTCCAAGAACATTTATACCGAAGGACGTCGCTGACAAATATAGAAAATATTTGAACAGAATGCCAGGTAATTTAATTACAGAACCAATTGATTTTATAAATTATTCAATCCAAGGCGTTGGTCTTCCTGGAATATCGTTTGATCCAATTGAAGTTGCACCAAATGATGGTACTTTAACATATCATAGGGGTTCAATACCTATTCAAAACACTATTGAAAGGCAGTTTAAAGTTACGATGCAATTATTAGATGGTTTAATTAATTATTGGATTATGCAAGATACTCTCTTGTATTATTATTCGAAGGGCGTAAAAGAACCATATATCAATGATGTTAAATTACAGATAATGGATGCAGAGGGTATACATATAATGAGTGCAGTATTTGAAAAACCTATTTTAAACTCAATTTCCGATTTGGAATTAAATATGAGTTCAAACATAGCAGAGTTTACAACATTTGATTTAAACTTCTATTATAATAAATTTAACATTGTACTAGAAATTGACTAAAGATATATAATTAAATAAAATGAAAACATTTAATACATTTATAAACGAGGCTAAATTAAGTTCAAAGGGCTTTACGTTTACAATTACTCATTATAATAATAATGGGGTGATGTACATTTCCTTTATTCCTGACGCAAAGACGTTTGATTCTCATTCAAAAAATCAAATGGCTGAATTTATACTTAATAGAATTAACAATATTAAAGCTTTAAAGGATGCATTTGTGTTTAGATTAGGAAATCAAGGGGCGGGTATTGTTTTTGAAATAGACGTATGGCAATTAGTCGAAAACATATCAAAAGAAATTAAATAATTATGAAAACATTTTTAGAATACTTAGAGGGGCAAAATATTACCAATGAAGAAATGTCAATTCTAAATGAGTCACTTCAATCGGAATGGACTGAGGAATTAGAATTTAAGGTAGATGCTGCATTAGAGGAATTTTCAAAGAAGTACAGAAACAGTGATGGATCTTACGATATTTCTGCATTTAACGAAGACCTTACTAACGAAGGACTTTTAGGTTCTATATTTGGAGGGCTAGTCGGTTTTGCACTTGGTAAAACTATAGGTAAAACCATAGCAAATATTCTAGGAATTCAATCGGGTATAATGTTCGAAATGCTCACCAGCCGACTTGTGGGAGCTGCTTTGGGGAGCGCTTTGGGATCTCGTGTCTAATTAAAAAATAAATGAACTTCATCTCAATTGATTTTTCTCTCAATTCTCCAGGAATCTGTATATTTACTGAGAGCAACTTTTATCATTTTATCGGGTACCTTAAGCCGGGAACTGGCACGAAGGCAGAACAAAAAATTCAAGGGGAATTAAATCTCTTAGATAATGTTCAAATAGTGCATCAACCGGACTGGACTAATAATGCAGATTATTCTAAGAGTGAAATGATTAAAGTTTTAAGACATTCACATACTTCTAAAACAATAATAGATATGATTATTGAAATCACTGGAGCAGACGTCCCTTGTATTGTTTCGTTCGAAGGCTCAAGCTATGGCTCAAGCGGCGGTACGAATAATATAATTGATTTGGCTGCTGGAGCTGCTATATTAAAGATGCAAATGATAGAGAGACTTGAAGTTGTAGATATGTTGACTATTGCTCCAAGTACTATTAAAAAATTCATTAACAAAGGTAATATGAATAAGGAGGCTATATGGCCATTCTTCTTGGATAATAAATATGCACATAATATTCCACTTGTAGAATATTGTAGAGACAATATAGGCTATGATAATAAAAAAGTACCAAAGCCAATTGATGACCTTATTGACGCTTTTTTTCTTACTGAATTAATAAAAGCATCAACTCAATATATAGAAAAAAATCCCGGCTCAAAGTAGGTATATACTCATGTTTATTGTTATTAGAATACTTTCATTCTAGTCTTTGCCAAGTTTGCTTAAATACTTTCATTCTAGTCTTTGCCAAGTTTGCTTAAATACTTTCATTCTAGTCTTTGCCAAGTTTGCTTCC